GTGAGCATCATGGCCGCTGCTACGGCACTGTAGGGCTAGAAGCGCCAGACGCGGACAGCTTTACTGCTTACTCAGACATCTCAGAAGCAGATGCAATCGCATGGGCTAAAGCAGCCATTGGTGAAGAACAGGTCGAAGCATACGAAGCATCAGTGGCTAGTCAGATTGAACTTAGCAAGAACCCAGTAAGTAGCACAGGAGTACCTTGGTAATGGAATACATATTTGACGTATTCAACGTACTCACCGCTGCTGTAGCCTTAGCGTCAGCAATAGCTGCCTTAACTCCTACGCCACAGGATGACGTATGGGTTGCAAAGGCTTACAAGCTGCTGGACGTAATTGCACTTAACATTGGCAAAGCTAAGCAATAGGTGAAAACAAGTATGACTGTCAATACTGAGATGGATTTAGCTTTAGAAGCATTGGAACGTATAGCTCAACATGAGAGAGAATGTGGTGAGCGTTGGGCTGAAGCTGTAATAGAGCTAAGGGAATTGAAGAAAGTGGCTGACAGTCATGCAGCCAGATGGGAAAAACTGGCATGGCTTGTTGTTACTGTAGTAGTTACAACAGCAGCAACAGTAATAACAAGTATAGTGATATAGAGAGATAGAATAATGGCTCTTAGTGATATATTAAGTAACATAGGTGGATTAAACTTAGGAGACCTAGCAACTACAGGTTTGTCCTATGCCGCCTTGCGTGATGAGTTTGGTAGAACATCGGACATAGCTCAACAGGCTGCTGAAGGTGCTGGGCAAATAGGCCAAGAAGCCGCTGCTGCATCACAGTTTAGACCCTTTACTGTAACCACAGGCTTTGGCGGTGTAGAAGCTACTCCTGAAGGTGGTTTTGCCACTGCTTTGTCTCCACAGCAACAAGCTAGACAAGAAGCACTCTCAGGCATCACAGGAGGGCTTCTAGGCAGCTATACGGGTGCAGGGGTACCAGATGTATCAGGTATACAGCAACAGGCGTTAGGAGGCGTTACAGGCGCTCTCACGGCTGCTCAGGCTCCTATGGCCACTAGAGAAGCTGATGTATTTGAACGTATACGTGCAGTACAGCGTCCTGAAGAACAAAGACGCCAGTTAGCACTACAAGAGCAGCTACAGGCTCAAGGACGTACAGGATTACGTACAGCACAGTTTGGTGGCTCTCCAGAGCAGTTTGCACTAGCACAGGCTCAAGAGGAAGCTAAGAACAGAGCAGCCTTAGCAGCACTACAGCAAGCAGGTGCGGAAAGACAACAAGACCTAGCGGCTGCACAGGGCATGTTTGGTTTAGGAGCGCAAGCTGCTGGATTACCTTCCACGCTACAAGCTGCACAACTAGCTAACATTGGTACAGGTCTAGGACTAGAGTACGCACCAGAGCAACAGCTATTGTCAACATTGACTCCTGCTACAAACTTGTCTAATCTTGTAGGATTAGGTGCAAGACAGGGTGCAGGGCTGCTAGCTGAAACTCAAATGTCCGGTTTAGAGGACATAATACAAGCAGAGTTAGCTAAGAACCAAGCACTGTCACAGATTTACGGATCATTGTTAGGTGCTGGTGGACAGGCGGCTGCTGGACAAGGCACAGCCAATATATTCGATCAGATACTTGGTGGAGAAACACTAGGCGGTCTGTTCTCAAGTATCTTTGGAGGCGACAGCTAACATGGGAATCATAAGTAAACTAGGCGGCTTTAGACCGTCACCTCTAACTGGACAACCACAAAGCGGTGGTATGCTCACTCAGTCAGGCATGTCTCCTATTGCAGCATCTTTTGCACGTAATGTAGGTGGCTTAGTTGGGATGGACATGCGCTCTACTCAGGAGAAAGCACAGGCAGAGTTACGTGCTATTGATCCTAAAGATCCTAACGCACAGATTAAAAGTTTAGAAATTGTAGCTAAATACGGCACGCCTACACAGATAGCTGATGCTCTTGGTAAGATACAAACTATACAAGCAGGAAGACAAGAGGCTCAAAGAGTAGAAGATCAAAGATTAGCTCTGTTTGAACTGTCGGCTAACTTAGGCTTAGAGATGGGGCCGCAGATACAAAGTGCTGCTCCTGAAGAACTTGTAGAGATTGCTAAAGAACTTAGAAACAGGCAGATTGAACTAGCCACCAAAGGTGACGATGATAAAGCTGTAGAGGCTTTGGCTGCAACAGCAGGCATTACACCTATAGACTTACAAGCGCAGTACGGAGACAACCCACCGTCATTTGAAGAAATGAAGACAATTGTTGAGCGTGGGGACAAAGGATCTATAAAAGCCTATGTACCTGTAGAGGGTGGTGGCGCTAAGATGTACTCTGTGCTAGGAAACAAAGTTTTAATTGACGGTAAGTGGGTTAGAGCAAGTGATGCAGGGTTAGCGCCTGCTCCACAACAAGTGCAGACACAAGAACTAGACGGTATCTTTGGTAAGATGCCTGATGACATGAAAGAACTTGTAAACGAAACAGTATCTAACACAATTAAAGCTGGAGGCGAAGCATCAGATACTTTAGCAGAAAACGCTAGAGCGCAACAGTTAATTGATGATGGTATATTTAGTGGGCTGGGAGCTAATGCAAAAGTAGAGCTAGCTAGACTAGGTTCTTTCTTCGGTATTGACACTCCTACTTTAGAAAACACACAAGCGTTTGCACTAGAAAGAGCAGCAAAAGTTGCTGACATCATACAAGCATACGGTGCGGGTACTGGACTATCAGACGCTGACCGTGAGTTTGCATTGGCTCAGGCAGGTACGCCCACGTTGGAAGTAGAAACACTGCAAAGAATGTTGCGCATAGAAAAGCAGGTTGCAGAGTTTCAGCTTAGACAGGCAAGCAGAATGACTGATGAGGCTGTCAAAGCAGGGCTGTTGACTCCAGAGGCAGTACGTCTTCTTGATATAGGCAGAGGCTCTGTACCCATGCCTCAAAGAACAGGCCCAAGTCAACGATCTTTACAATATATCCAGCAGTAGGTTAACATGGCTCAATACACTAGACAACAGCTACTAGACGCACACAACAGAGCCATAGCTGCACAAGACTTTGATGCTGCTGATGAGCTAGCAGGAATGATTGACGCCATGGCAGAGGAGCCTGTGCAGGAGCCTGATGGCCCTATGCTGCCTAACATTACAGCAGCGTTAGAAAGAGGTGGACAGCGTATGTCTGCCTTGTCAGGAACACCTGAAGAACGTGCTGCTGGAATGCAGCCGGGAGTTGCTAGGGCTGCTTCTGAAGTTATTGGTAGCACTGGCGATCTTTTAATTGCAGGAGTTCAAGATTTAACACCCATTATAGTAAAAGACGCTGTAGGGTTAGCGGTAGAAGGAATTACCTCATACGCTAAAACAGGCGTAGAATCAGCGGCTAAGTTAGGTATTCTTTTAGGTGAGACTGAGATAGCTCAAGACATCCTCAACACAATGCAGAAAAGCTGGTCAACTCACTTAGCACGTAAAAAAGAAGATCCTGAATATGCGTATGTAGCTACAGAACTTGAATCTTTAGTAGACGTAGCAGCAGTTGTAGCGCCACCTACAAAAATAAAGCCTATCTTGCCGGAATCTTCAGGACTAGCCAATACAGGTATGGGTCTGGTCAGAGGTGGTCGCAGGCAGCAGGTAGGCAAAAGAAAAGAGCTTGTCACTGAGGCACTAAAACCTCTGGACGGATTTGGTCAAGGCACAACATACACAAAAGGCTGGCTAAGTAAGAAATCTTACGATCCTAGTGCAGACGAACTTGAGATGATTGATGTTGTCTCAAGCATACCTGAATTTGACCCTAAATCTACATTTATTGATAACTACAACGTCATTGAGGACTACATTGGCAGACAAGCTAACCAGCTAAAAACTGGCATAGCTAAAGCAGGTAATCCCCAAATAGACCTAGATGCGCTTGTGGAGGACATAAGAACAAGAGCAATGGCAGGTCTTGAAGATGAAGTGTACAATAGAAAAGGCAAAGCCCGTAAGATAGAGGAACAGCTGCGTTTGTTTGTGGAAAAAGCAGGGAAAGGCACAGCCATAGAGGTCTTAGAGGCTCGTCAGGCTCTTGACAGGGCGCTAAAGAAAGACCAGAGATCAGAGCAGGATGTTATTGCTACACCATCCAAGGCAGGTCGCAGGGCTATCTCAGAGGCAGTACATGAGGCCATAGCAAACAACGTGCCTGATGTAGCTGTAAAAGATTTACTACGTAAACAGGCGTTGTCCTACAGAGCGTTGGACGTTGTGGACGAAAAACGTAAATTAGAGTTTGATACGGTCATCTCCAGAGCAGGACAGAATCTTAGTCGTGCAGGCGTGAATTTACCAAAGAACCCTGCAAGCCAAGTAGCCACAGGTTACGCCGCAGCAAACATTGTACAGTCTGGCATCTTTCCGTATCTTGCAGCAGCGGGTGCAACTGCCAGTGCAGTATACGGTGTATCTAAAGCAGCCATGTCGCCCTCAACTAAGAAGTTTGTAGGGCTGATGATAAACTCTATGGACAAGGCGCTAAAAGCAGGCAGAGGAAGTGCAGAGTTGATGGCACAGCTACGGGCAGACAGGGCTATACTTGTGTCTGTCTTGCAGGACACTCGTTTCGATGAAGAAGAAGAAGAAGAAGTAGAGGAAACAGAGTAATGGCAGAGTTCCGTAGCGGTAGTTCTCTCAAGAAGTACATAGCTGACACAGATTGGGCTAAAGACCGCAGAGAGACAGAGCGCAGGTATCAAGCTGGTGAGATTACTGACTTTGAAAGAGGAGTTAGTAACGTAGCTGGGTCAGTAGAAGCTGCACTGACTCCTGTAAACTACGCCCTTGAGGGCATGTTTGGCATGTTGCCTGACGTAGTGCAGAAGACTATATCAGAGACCGCACAGGACGTAGGAGAGGCCGTACAGGACACCTCTCTGTTCAAGGCTGGCGCAGAGTTAGCCAGAGAAAACCCAAGAACTGCTGAGTTCCTCAGTGACGTAGGTAAAATAGCAAGCGTAGTTCCTGTAGGAAGAATAGTTAAATCTTCTGTAAATGAGCCTGTACTAGCTATGAATACAATGATACCTGAAAATTATTCGGGTCTTCCCGGCGCTGAAATATACGGTAGTGCCAAAACTTTTGCTAAAACATTGCCTACGGCTGTAAAAGATGCTTTTTCACCGTCTGCTCAAGCAGCTTTAAGAGAAACAGGAATAAGCCCTTCAAAAGCAGCTGGAGAAATAGGAAGCGCAGTTAGAACAGGTAATCAAAGTTTCGGATCTGCAATAACATCTTCATACTTGAGCAGACAAACAGGTAGAGGCGAGTCAATAGTTGAAAAAGGCCCAATAGGTAAAGCAAACTTTCATGGAAACACAAAGGCTAGCGATAAAGACGGGCTTAAATCAGCAATTTTTGTAGATAACAAAACTACAAGAGGATCAATACCTTCTCAAGTACAAGAAAGAGCACTTAACCATTTAATAAAAAGTACAGGTGTTGAAAAAGAATTAGACACTACAGATGTTTACATAAAAAGAAACTCTGGATACGATAATTTTGGGAGTGAAGGGGTTTTAGGAACAGCCGCTTCTAACAGTAATCCTGTAATGGCTGCACTAAATTCTAACTCTACTGTTAAAGGATCTTTGAGTGAGTGGGTCAAAAACAACAAAGTTCCTAGAGGTAAAAAAACCGACGAGAGTTCAATAGAGTCGGCTAGAAAAACACTTAGCTCTAAAGACATAGAAGAATACTTCCAATACTACAACGAAGTAAACAAAGATAAAACTCCTGTAAATTTTAGAAAAGGAGAAAAAGGTGACGATTTTTATTACTTTCAAGCATCTCATAATTCTAGGGCTAAAGAGCTTGGTGGTGTAAATATGTTTTTTGCTCTTAATCCTAAGAGCGGTCAGCTTATCACTATGATGACTGATAAGCATGATCTTGTAAAAATGAATCCAGCAGGCGGCACCTCGTTAGTGACTGTAAGTCCCGCGCAAGTTAGTAATTTTAAGGCAGCCAAAGGTAAAAGATTTACAATAAACTCAGTTACCAAGCAAAGACAGAGTAAAGCTAAAAAAGATTCCGAAGAAACAGCGGCAAAAGAATTAGAGAGAACGACGGGAATAAAAAGAGAAAAAAATGAAACTCCTGTGTCTTATCATTTTAGAGTTATGAGAGATTATAGGCCACAGGCTGAACTTCAAGATTATTCTAAAGTTCTTAAACGTGGCGGTATGTTGGGTGTTGTCGGAACTTCCGCAGCAGCCCAAGCGGAAAAAGGGGAGCCATAAGCGACTCCCCAGTTCCCTCAAGCTACATTAGCAAACTTAACCTTCTGCATGTCACCCCGTAGCCCAGCCTTCATATAAGCCGTTGCACGACCTTCAAAGAAGTTCTGGTGTTCTACCCCCAGTACCTCATCTAACCAGCCCAGAGGGTTGTCTTTGACGTTGTAGTTGGGCTTTAGTCCTAACTGTAGCAACCTACGGTCTGCAATGTACCTAATGTACTTCTGCATCTCCTTTTTGGTCAGTCCTTCTATGTCACCCTGCTCAAACACTAGGTCTAGGAATCTATCCTCTAGTTCCACCATAGTCCTACAGGCTTCATAAATCTCCTTCTTGAAGTCATCAGTCCAGATGTCAATGTTCTCCTGAATAAACTCCCTGAACAGCTTAGTCATTGCTTCAACGTGCAGTGACTCATCCCGTATACTGTACGTGATAATCTGCCCCATGCCTTTCATTTTACCGAACCGTGGGAAGTTAAGCAGGATGATGAAGCTGGAGAACAACTGTAGACCCTCAGTGAATCCAGAGTAGATAGCCAGTGCCTTAGCAATGGACTGTTTATCGCCCTTAGCGACCCGTACAGCGTCTATGTACTCATGCTTGTCCGCCATAGCTTCGTACTCTGCAAACGCCTTATACTCCACCTCCGGCATCCCTACGGTGTCCAATAGAAGACTATAGGCGTGTTGGTGTATACTTTCCATGTTGGCAAAGCTGGACATCATCATACGTGCTTCAGGCTTCTTAAATATCCTCATGTACCTGTCTACGTACCCAGATCCTACGTCTACGTCGGACTGTGTAAACAAGCGGAATATCTGAGTCAGAAGGTTCTTCTCCTGCTCCGTCATGTTCTGCCAATCCTTTACATCATTGTGCAGCGGTACATCTTCTGGGAACCAGTGCATCTGATTCTGCTGTGAGTAGTAGTCGAACATCCAAGGATGGTCAAATGGTTTGTAGTAATCTCTAGTGTCTAATAGGCTCATCCGTAGTTCTCTCCAAAGTTCAATTCAAGTGTCTCTAGTTTGTCTTCAGCTTCCGACAGCTTTGTTATCAGTATGTCCATAGTGTCCACTGTGTGTGGGTGCTCAGCAACAGCTACAGGGTTCTCAAAGAAGTTCAGTATATCCGCTTCAGCTTCAATTATCTGTGCTTTGTATCTGGCCCGTAGTGCGCTGTACAGTCTGTTGCTCATGTTCCAGTTCCTCGTAGTATTTAATCCAATCTTCATAGGAAGTCAGTAAGTTTTCCTCCCATATATAATACAAGCAATCGTATATAGGATGTTTGTTATCCTTCACAACTCAGGCACTCCCCATCCTCTAAGTTAATCCTTGGTATCTTTACGTTGACATTCTCTGCATTACGTGCCGCTGTGGTGCGGTAGTAGTACATAGACTTCAACTTGTTTGCACCAACCCAGTGTACATTGTTGACGTACTCTAGGTACTCATCATGTGTCTCCTGTGACGCAGTGGACGGTGGTGGCTCAAAGAATGTATTAACTGACTGAGACTGACACACATAGGGCTGACGCTGGTAGGCGTGTTCTATGACCCATATCTGATTGATCTCAGGTGCGGTCTTGAATACTTCTTTTTCTTCCTCAGATAGCGCCGTAAGCCCTGCAACAGAGCCTTCAGCAGCAGAAATATCCTTCCATGTTTTCTCATTGTTTATACCTTTGTCCTCCAGTAGCTTCTCTAGGTATTTGTTCTTTACACGGTAGCTGCCACTCAGAGTCTTGTGCGTAAAAATGTTAGCACGCGAAGGCTCAATCGAAGGACTAGTTCCACCACATATAATACTGCTGCTGGCATTAGGAGCAATAGCAAGGAGATGTGAGTTACGGCGACCACTGCCAGCCATATCAGGAGCTTCCCCACGACTTCTACCCAGAACTTTACTAGCGTCCAACGCTCTTTCCTTGATGAGCTTGAAGGCTCTATTATTAAATGATGCAGCGTAAACTCCCTCGAAAGGGAGTCCAGAACGTTGAAGATAAGAATGAAAGCCCATTGCACCAAGGCCAATCGCCCTTTCTCTATATGCGCTATAAGCGGCTCTTGCAAAGCCTTTTTTATCCAAGTCAACATGATACTTAAACTCCTGCAAGCTATTACATTGTTCCCTTATACCCACTGTCTGTATAGCATTATCTATAAAGTGTTCCAGTGTGTTGTCCAGCATAGTGATTAAATCAGCTATGAAGTTCTCATCATCTTTCCACTCATCAAAGTATTCTAAGTTAACACTTGACAAGCAGCATACTGCTGTACGTTCCTCACTTGTAGGCAAGGTAATCTCAGAGCATAGGTTACTCTGTCGTACAGACAGCCCTAAGTCCTTCTGCTCCTGTGGTAAGTATTGATTACATCGGTCTGTGTTGACAATGTACGGCTCACCTGTCTCTGCTCTGGTGTGTACTAGCTGCCACCACAAGTCCCGTGCTGGGACTGTCTTTATAGCTTGCTTTGACTTAGGGTCAATCAGACGCCAAGGTAAGTCATGCTCTACTGAGTATAAGAATTCATCAGATATATTGACACCGTTATGCAGGTTAAGGCACTTACGATTGAGGTCACCTCCAGTAGTCTTTCGCATAGCAATAAATTCTTCAATCTCTGGATGGCTAATGTCCATATACGCTGCATAAGCACCTCTCCTTGTAACACCTTGGTTGAAAGCCAGCATCTGACTATCAACTACATGCATAAAAGGTATACTCCCAGTTGATTGAGACCCGTTAGAAGTAGCCACGCCGTTACTGCGAACAGCACCCCAATACCCACCCAGACCGCCGCCGCTGGAAGTGAGCCAAATGTTTTCATCATAGTGAGTTGATAGACCACCTCTGGAGTCAGGCACAAAATTAAGAAAGCAACTAATAGGTAAGCCACGGGTAGTTCCTCCATTACTTAGTATGGGTGTACTGAACATGAACCAGCCTTTACTGGCGTAGTCGTACAGACGCTGTGCTAGGTCAAAGTCTGTAGTACCTTGATAGGTTGCACTGTACACAGAAGCGCGTGCAAAGGCTTCCTGTGCGTATGTCTCGTCCTCCCAGAAGTACCTGTCCTTCAGTGTGTTCAGAGAGAAGTCATTTAGGTCTTTATCTCTGTCGTAGTCTATAGTAATCCCAAGGTAGTCTTGAGTGCCTGTCTTATACTGCATCTTGATTGTCCAACAAAAACTTCATCAATCGTTCCTCGTACCAACGTGCTTTGCGTAGGTCTTCAAACGGCTTCTTCTTGTATCTGAATCTCCACCTATATTTTAACGCATTTCCACGTAAATAGCCAATGTATTCGTCCTTATTTAACATTGCCTCTATAGCTTCTATGCATTCTATACTACCGTTGTTGTAGTGTGGTGGGTTGTCCACCATATTGGTGTCACCGAAGACAGGATGCTCGTTTGGCGCGTTGTCTTCTTCCTCGTCCTGCCACTGCACTTGGTACTTGTACTTCTTGTTGATTCCAGTCCATGCGTCTGGGCTTTCGTCATCAATGCTCGTCTTCTTCGTCTGTGTCTGGTCTTGTGTCATCTTGTAGTTCTTCCTCAAACATTTCTAGTCGGTTAATCAGCTTGTCTTCAAACCTGTCAAGTATTTCTTCACTGGTCAATTCCAAGTATTCTACTAAATCATCAGGGTCATATCTTTTCAGTATCATTTCCCTAATCTCATCCATTGTTAAATTATTTTGAGTCAACATATTGCATCAACTTGTCAAAGTCATTTAGTGTGTAGTGTTTGAATCCTTCCTTCTCACACCACTGCCCCATAGTCATCTTAGCGCCCTTGCGTAGCTTCTTGTTGGGATCTGATAGTACAAAGATTAACTCTCTGTAAGGCGCTATGCAGTCCCTGATGGCTTTGTACTTCATTGTGTCGCCTGTCCTGAAGAAGCCCTTTAGTTCCAATAGTGTCCCTGTGCGTGTATGTACGAAGTCTGGTTTGTACTTCCTGTGCATAACGTAGGGGACATCAAATGGTTCATACTTAAACTTACGCTTTGGTGCTATGGCTGCAAATGAAGCCTCTAGCCCTGACCTGTAAATACTGTCTTTACGTAATCTTGATCTCTTGGACTTTAGGCTCATTTGCCACCTCTGTTAAGTATCTTGGCCCGTAGGAGTACGCAAAAGCGCGCAACTGGGGATAACACGAAAGTTTGAAGTGACAGTAAGAGCAACCTGTATCTAGTTTCTGGTTCCCACTCTTTCCATCTGGCACAGGCGCGTAGCAATGCTCTGGCGCGTCCGGTGCCTCTACGACCTTTTTTACGTGCTTGATCCTCTCTACTATGTTTTCCTTCAAGACCTCGTACACAGGCGCTTGTGTGTCCTTCAGGTCATACTTCAGGAAAGTTAGATGTCCGTTCTGCTTGTCCATTGCAAGCCATCCAAACTCTGTCTCACCCTCCGAATGAGCATAAGCCTTGATCTGATCTATATAACCAAAAGGATCATCAAAAGCCAGCGTTGCGTCCTTAAACTTCTTAAACCCGTAGCTGCTGGCTGACTTGACATCGGTTACTACTCCATCTATGCGACAGTCCATGTGGCCTACAATACCTTCCACCTCGCACACTTTCTGCTCGTCCGTAACCTCATGCCCAGATAGGCGTGTCAGGAACAAAAGCATTTCCTCAATCAAATGCCCGTACAGGAACTTGACTAGCGTGTGTGGCTGCATCGGCTCCTTCGGGCCAGCATTGTTGTAGTGGTTCCACAGGTATCTGTCGTCCTTACCTATGTTTGACAGGCGCAGCTTACGACCATCGAAGACACCGCGATTGGTGAACTCTTTACGCATCAAGTCCTTGACTGCCTCGCCAAACTTCTCAATCTCTGCTTCAGCGTCTACAGACCTATCTACGTTCTTGGTCTTCACCAGTTTGTAGATGTCATCGACTAGTGTATGTGTTGTTTTCATTTTGTTTCTCTATGCTCTACAAACCTAAGTTTACGTGTGATTGGATTGAAACCAAGAAAGACAACATTCAAATCTTTTTGAAGCTGGCTCCTTTGTGCAGGCGTGCTTGAATAGTTCCCACCTCCTACTACTTGTTCTTGGAATGTTTTAACGTCTATCAAAAGTGTTTCCTGTGTTTCTAAGTTGTATGCAATTAAATCTATAGGCCCAGAACACCCAGCATTCCTAAACACTTCGTATCCTTCGTCCCACAACCAAGTAATTGCGTAGTGTTCTGCCAAGTCACCCTTTCGGTTATTGTCAGTATTAATGTGTTTCTGACCAGTTTCTACCGACACTGTATTCTCCTGTTAATGGACATCTCAGGTTGTAGTGGAGACCAGCAGCCTCTATGCAAGACACTGCTAATCTTCCGTACTTATCTTCCTGACCCTGTGCTACTTCAGCCTGTACCTCATCGTGGATGTTGCCTACAAAGTTATAGTCCAGCTTGTACCCCTGTGCATATTCATCTAGGATAACAAGAGCTTTCTTCATAACTATGGCACCAGCACCCTGTAGTAGCGTGTTCAGTGCTGAGTGTGCGCTACGCACCTGTAGCTGCCTACCGTCTAATCCTCTAAGGTATCCTGCTCCAGCTTTTGCTGCAACTCTCTCCGTAAGATCTCTAAGTGCTGGGAGACCATTAAGGAATCTTGCTCTAAGCGCAGAGCCAGTACGCGCATTTCCCCCGACAATCGTACCAAGTTTTGCATCTCCTGCTCCGTATAGGAATGCGTATATGAAAGTTTTAGCCTGATCTCGCGATTCAAGTCCTGCAAGTCTTTGATTGGCTGTGTGAATATCTCCGTGGAGAATTTCATTAGTGTACTCCTTGTCTCCCATGTAGTGCGCCAGCATGCGTAGCTCTAGTCCACTGGCATCAAAGCCGACCAGAGAGTAGCCTTCCGGCACAGTCCAGCATGACCTGCACTCTTTGCCGTATGGAGCGCGTGTGGCAGGCACCTGGGCCAGATTAGGCTCTGAGTGCGTCATACGACCTGTTACAGCGCCGTTGGTGTTCACTCTGCCGTGTACCCTACCGTCATCGCCAGCAGCGTCTATCCAGCTTTTTATCTGTGCTACACGCTTCTGTACCATCAGGTACTCCGCTATCAGTTGCGCTTCCGGTATGTTAGTGATCTTAGACAGTACAGACTCATCTACGATGGCGTGTCCCTTCTCTGTAAACTTTGTGGGCTTCCATCCAAAATGCTGTAAGTATCTGCCGATCTGCTGCCGTGATCCTAAGTTAAACTCAGGATAGTCTACGCGACTAAACGGGCCACAGACATCGCCCCATTGCTCGCCTAGAAACTTTAGACCTACGGCAGAGAGCGTATGATCTTTCTTACACCGTGGCGTAACTTCCTTGATAAATGTAGGGAGAGGACGAAAGGTGTCCTGTACTTTGTCTTCCAGTTCATATTTTTTTTCCTTTAGCAGAGCTAATAGTTGGTGTGCATATTTTAGATCCAGTAGCCAGCCTAGCCTGACCTGTCTGGCGGTTATCCGCTGCACTTCATGTTCTAGTTCTATTGAGGACACATCGAAACCATCCAGTTCTTTTAGTAGGTGCTGGTACAGTTTTTCAGTTACTTCAACATCTCGTACACAATACTTTTCCATCTCAGGCGAAAGGCACGACCAATCAGTATGGTCACCCTTAGAAAACCCAAGACGCTCACCCCATGCGCGCAGGCTGTGTCCTCCTTCGCGGTTAGGGCTACTTAGGCGTGACATGACCAGCGTATCCTGTATACGCTCACGGTCTACCTTGATTCCCCATAGGCGCTCCAGTACAGGCAGGTCAAACCCGTATAGGTTCTGTCCTACTACTGGGAACGTGCCTTCCAGCGTAGCAGCCAGAGACTCAGCATCGTAATGCTTACGTACCTCACCGTCCTGCTTTGTTACTGCAATCCAGATGACACTGGGGTTTAGCCCATCAGTCTCAATATCTAGGTACAGTTCGCTGTTAGAAGTCATCGTCTACGTCCTTGGGTGCTGCCACCTCAGTCATCCTGCCTGTAACCCTGTCGTACTTCAGGTAGCAGGCTGCTCCTGTCAACCCAGCGTAGCGATTCTTCAGGATACGTACTGTAGTTGTGTTACGCTTATCCTCGTCCTCGTCCTGCTGGTTACGCTCCAGACCTATCACCATGTCGGACAGTTGCGCTATCGCCTGTGAGCCTCGCAACTCACTGAGGCTGATCTTGCCTCCGTCCTCATGTGGCTTGCCTGTGGTACGCTTTAGGTGCGACACCAGAAACAGACCTATGCCTAGCTCCTGCACCAGTGTACGTAGGTTAGTCATAATGGCGTCGATAGCCTTACGCTCGTCACCGTTGTCCTGTGCTGACACTACGATGGACAGGTGGTCAAGTATGATCCACTTACAGTCCAGTGCCTTGGCCATGTGGCGTATGCGAGACAATAGTTTGTCCTCACTTGTACTACCCCAGTGGTCAAACAGATAGAACCGTCCAGTACCTAGTGTCTGCTCCCAGAATGGAAACGCAGCGTCGGAATCTAAGTCTTCCTCTAGGTGCAATGGGCAGTCGGCGGCTACCGACATGATACCCAGAGCAGTCCGTGCTACGTCTTCCTCCAGCGCAAGTATGCCAATGTTGTCCTCTGTAGCGTTGAGCAGGTAATACTCTAGCTCCCTGACAATCTGTGACTTACCCATGCCTGATCCACTGGTGATGGTCACTA